TGCTGGACGCTGATGACGTTGAGGTGCTTGAGCATACGATGGAGATGTCTATCTCTATGGATGAAATGGGCATGGAAGTTGAGCTTCCCATTCATTCGGTCAAGATCAGCCGCACAGAGATGAAGGGCGAGCTGCGCATGGAAAGCGTGCCGCCAGAAGAGTTCTTCGTTAATCGTGATTGCCGCTCATTTGACGATGCCTATGTCGTAGCGCACCGCACAGATATGCGTGTTGGCGATTTAGTTGAAATGGGCTTTGACTTTGATGTTATATCCAACCTAACGCCAATCGACGGCACGAACGATATGACCGGCGCAGAAGTGCTTGAGCGTCAGGGATATGAAGAAGACTTGTCCGACGAGGACGAGCTAGATCCGGCCATGAAGCTTGTAGGAATTACAGAGGCTTACATGCGTATGGACATAGACGGCACAGGCGTTCCGGTGCTGTATAAGTTCCTATGCGGCGGCACAGCATACGAGCTGCTGGATTACATGCCATGCGACGAGATACCGTTTGCCAAGTTTGAGGTCGATCCAGAGCCGCATAGTTGGTACGGCCATAGCGTATCTGAGCTAATTGAGAATGACCAAGACGCGGCAACATCAATCTTGCGGGGGATCTTGGATAACGTAGCCATGACCAACAACCCGCGCATTGGGATTGTGGACGGCGCGGTAAATATTGATGATGTGCTTAATAACGAGATCGGTGCTTTGGTCAGGATGCGCCAAGCCGGAGCCGTGCAGGATCTGAGCGTACCATTTGTTGCGGGCCAAACCCTATCTGCGCTGACATATATGGATCAGCTTACAGAGCAGAAGACAGGCGTTACAAGCGCCTCTGTGGGGCTGAACCCAGACGCATTGCAGTCTACAACCAAAGCAGCCGTTCAAGCCTCTGTGCAGGCCGCTGCGGGCCAGACAGAGGTAATGGTGCGTAACCTTGCTGGCGGTATGCGTGAGCTATTCGGCATTATGCTGCGCTTGATGAATAAGAACGTAGACGAAGAAAAGATGATGCGTATGAACGGCCAGTTTGTGCCGATTGATCCGCGTGTCTGGGATACGTCTATGGACATTAGCATCAACGTGGGGCTTGGCACAGGCCGCGAAGAAGAAAAGCAGATGGCATTGCAGCAAGCCTTGCAGATGCAGACTATGGTTTACCAGAACTATGGCCCAATGAACGGCTTGGTGAGCTTGACCAATATCCGCAACAACTTGGCTGACCAATTGGCTTTATCCGGCGTGCGCAATGCCGACCGCTACTTCGCGCCAATCACGCCAGAGATTGAGATGCAGATGCTACAGATGCAGCAGCAACAGCAGGCGGCAATGGCGCAGCAAGGTCAGGCGCAAGACCCGAATGCTGCATTCTTGCAGGCTGAGCAGATGAAGGCGCAGACTAAAGCGCAGACTGACATGATGAAGCTTCAGTTAGATGCTCAGAAAGCAGCGGCAGATGATGATCTCAAGCGCGATAAGATGGCTCAGGATCTGATGGTAGATGCCGCCAAGATATATGGCCAATACGGAACCGCAGTGGACACGGCTCGTATCAAGGCAGAGCAGGATAAGGTTCGCATGATCGGCGGCATTGCTCAGGGTACACCACAGTGAGCGCCGACATCCGCATACAAGCCGATGACGCAAAGCGGCTAAAGAATGACACGGCGTTTCAAGCGTTCGTGGACGATGTTCGTGAAGAGCAAATGCGCCTCTTCGCCAACAGCGCAGCCTCTGACATAGAGATGCGCGAAGAAGCGCACGCAATACTGCGTGCGTTAAACAAGATCGGTGACGCACTCGACGCTGCAATCGCAGCAGAGGTCATTTTAGATCGCAAACGAAGGAACTAGCACCGTGGAAGCGACTAGCCTAAATAATGCCGTAGAGGCAATGTTGGCCCCAGAGCCAACAGAAGAAAATCAAAGCGAAGCAGTGGAAGCAACTGAAGCGCCAACTCAAGACGTTGAGAGCGAAGTGGTTGATGATATTGCCGAAAGCGATGATGACGTCGAGGCATCCGACGAAGACATAGAAGACGTTGAATATGTCGATGATGACCAAATTGATGACGAAGACCTAGTAGAGGCGGCTGAAGACACCAGTTTCATCCCCGTTAAAATTAACGGCAAAGAAGAAAACTGGACACTGGATCAGTTAAAGCAATCTGCGGCGGGTCAGGGTTACATCAATCAAAAGATGCAAGAGAATGCCGCCTTGGAAAAACAGCTCAAGGAACAGTCTCAAGCATTAGCCCAGCAGCAGCAAGAAATCTTGGCTATGTATCAAAACGCACAGCAAGGTGGTCTGCAAGCCCCAACCCCACCGACTAAAGAGCTTTTCGACCAAGACCCTATTGGGTACATGGAAGCGAAGCTGCAATATGACGAGGCAAAGGCAACGCATGACCAGCGGCTAACTGAACTTCATGGAATGCAGCAGCAGCAAGCGAAGCAACAGCAAGAGGCTCAACAAGCCTACCTTGCCGAGCAAGCGCAAGTGCTGACACAGCATATCCCTGAGCTTGCAGACCCAGAGAAAGGCGAGAAGTTAAAATCAAGCCTTATAGAAACTGGGGTTTACTACGGCTGGACGCCAGAAGAAATGTCCAAAGTCGCAGATGCAAGGTATGTGCGGGCATTGAATGATGCGCGTAAATACAGGCAGTTGGTAGCGAATAAGCAGAAGTCACAGGCAAAGGCTAAAGGCGTGCGCCCCGTGGTGAAAGCTGGTGCAAAGAAACGCCCAGATGGGCAGGCTGCTACCCGTAAAAAAGCGCAACAGCGCTTGCAGAAGTCAGGTTCAATCGATGACGCATTGAGCTTGATGTTAAAAAGCTAACTCCTTGAAAGGATTAAGGAAATGACACAGCCGACTAACACATTCGACACATATGATGCCATTGGCATCCGTGAAGATTTATCCGATGTGATTTACAATGTAGATCCTGACGAAACACCGTTCTACTCTAAGTCGAGTAAAACAAAAGCACGCAACACCTTGGTTGAGTGGCAAACACAAGCGTTGCGCGCATCTGCGGTAAACGCTCACATTGAAGGTGACGCAACATCTGCTGATGCCGTTACCCCAACTGTACGCCTCGGCGCACGCACACAGATCTTTAAGAACGCTGTGGTTATTTCAGATACGGATGAAGCGGTAGACAATGCCGGTCGTGCAAAAGAAATGGCTTACCAGACTTTGCTTATCGCTAAAGAGCAAAAACTGGACATCGAAAAAGCTCTGTTTGCCAACCAAGGCAACGTAGTTGGCTCCTCAACTGCTGCACGTAAAACTGGTGGTGTACCATCATGGTTGATTACTAACGTAAACTTCCAGTCTGGTAACTCTGGTGCAAACCCAACCGGCGACGGCACAGACGCCCGTACAGACGATGGCACTCCAACTGCATTCTCGCAGGCCAAGTTTGACGACGTTATGCAGTCAATCTGGGAAGAAGGCGGCAAGCCAGATACTTGCTATCTGTCAGCCTTCCAGATGAACGTTGCTTTGGGCTTCACTGGTAACAACAACCAGCGTTCAGCGGTACAAGCTGGTGACGAGACTGTTGTTAAATCACTTGCAGTCTACGTGACTCCTTGGGGTACAGTACAGTTCATGCCATCACGCGAAAACCGCAGCCGTGACGTGTTCATTTTGCAAGACAACATGTGGGAATGCGCAGTATTGCGTGGAACCAAGAACGTTGCCTTGGCGAAAAATGGCGACAACACCACACGTCAGGTGACCACAGAGCTGGCGCTTTGCTCGAAAAACGAGAAAGCCAACGGCGCGATTTACGACAACACCACATCGTAATATAATACAAGAAGGGGCGGCTTACGCCCCTTCTGCTTAACTGAGGGAATGACATGAAAAAAGTTTTAGTTGTAGGCCACAAGATCCACACATCAATCGGCAAGCTTGTCAAAGGTGATAATGCTGAACTGCCGACAGCAGAGGTTGAGACGCTTATGCGCGTTCGCCCAGATGCTATGAAAGTGATGGGGGATGTTGCCCCTGCGCCTGCACCCGCACCGACTAAGCGAGCCAAGAAGAAATAAGACATGGCGAAGATTTCTGAAATAATTGACTTTGAGCATGACCACATGGTCATCAAAAAGAAGCATGACGTCAGCCAGTCGCTAAGAGACGCGCAGGCAGCGAAAGACGCTGGCATAGGCATGTCAGGCGAGAATAGGCTTGTTGGGTTCTTAGACGGCGCTGTGCTGGCTCAGTGGCTCAAGGAAGCTGGTGTATCATGGTCTGACACAGAAGCGGCCAAGGAAGTTGTCAAGCGCAAGATGATGTCCGGCGAGTTTTCCAAGCTCCGCGTTTGGGAAGGGTCTTACTGATGGATGCTGACATGCTTTGGACGGCGGCATTGACAGCCGGATTGGGCCTGATCGGCTGGGTGCTGAAAAGCGCTGTTGACGAGATGCAGCGCCTCAATATCCTACTGAACAAAACCCGCGAA